TTCATTCGATTAGTTTATTTGAATTATTTGGTTCATTTGCTTCAAAGTCAAATTGGAAACCATCATCATCCGTGTCTTTGATTCTGCGAATCCAGGACAGCACAGCAGCCTTCCAATTAACCATCGGCACCTGTCCAATCATCCAACCTTTGCTTTCATAGTACAACCAAAACTTTTCTGATTCGCCCATGTTTCTGCATCCGCAATGATACATCCAATCTTTTATGTCATCAATGCTTGGATGGTCGATTTCATTCTCATTCACATTAGCATTTACATTACCATTTACATTAACATTATCATTTACATTAGGTTTTACACTTGTAGAACCTAACTGTGTCAATGGTTCTGCTTTGGTTACATCTAGGTTATGGTTTGGTTTTGGTTTGGTTTTAGTTAGGTTACGTTTAGGTTTTGGTTTGGTTTTATTTGAACTTGGTCTGCCACCTTTCTGACCATTGTTGTATCTGGCAATGTTTGCATCAAGTTGTGGCTTGATTAGTCTGAATGCCAACTTTGGTGTGCCTTCCAATGATGGTTCTGCAAAGTTCAAAGCGTAGTCACAAATAGCATCAAACATGGCACATTTTTCTTCCGGTGATAGGTCTTCAGCAGCTTCGAAAAAGGACCTATAGAATATAAAACTGTCTCTCATTTGATGAAGTATTTGGTGCCTTCCTTGTAGAATCTGAAACCAAGTGAACGCAGTATTTCAGTCAATTCTGCAACTGTATATTTATCGTCAAACATCAAATCATTATCAATGCGCTTGATGTTGTGGATGACAGATGCATGGTTCATTTCTGCCTTGTCTGCAATTCGTACAATGGACAATGCTGTTTCCATTTCTGGCTGTCTCAACAGCCAAAACCAAACTGCTCTTGCCTTCACAATATGCGCTTGCCTGTCTTTGGCAAACATCATCTTTTTTGTAACGCTGTAATACTGCAACACAGCATTGGTTATATTTTCCACGTTGACACCTTGCCTGTTTGTCAATGGCGCATTCACGACATGGTCTATCAATTGTGACCTGTACACATCAACTAATTTGTCAATGCTGTCCTTTTGTATTTCTGATAATTCTTCTCTCACTTCTCTATTTCTTTTACTGTTATAAATTCAATTAAATCCATCCAATCTTCAAACTTCATTGCTACAAAGTCTGGCTGATGGTTCTTTGTAAACACAACAACAGGTGTGCGGCCATCTTCTGCTGCATCATCCTGTGATTGCTTCAACGCTGACCAAATGTTCAGCCTTTCCTGGTTCTTACATTCAAAGCTGAACTGCGCCAATGGCCCTTCCAAATCAATGATGTCACCTTTAATGGTCATGCCGCCAGACATTGGTGTTCTTCTGACATTGGTGCCGAACCTTTCATTCAATCTGTTGGCCACCTTTCGTTCAAATCGTTTGCCTTTATCGTTTGCGTTTACCATGTTTTCAAATCTTTATGTGATACAAACCAAGATGGACCATGTCCAAGGTCTTTCTTGCCTGCTTCCAGAATCATTTCATTGGTTGCGTAGCCAACAAGGTCAACTGTGTTACCATCTACGATGGCCAGAACATAGATGTCATGTTTCAGATTTTTGAAAACAAGATTTCCATCCAAGTAGTTTGTGGATTTTATGTCTATTGTTGCGCCATCCCTGCTGATGAAATCAAACGAGTCTTTTTCAAGATTTCCAATGATGTCCATGTGCAAATTGAACTTCTTACTGAATGCATATTCTGCAATGAATCCTTGTGGCGAAGCCTTATCCTTGTCGATAATAGTTGTATCTAACTTGGCACCTTGCCACATTCGCAATGCGCCCATCATCATGCAGATGGCCATTTCACGTGTTGTCAATGTCACCTTCATGCCTTCAAAATTTGGTCCAGATAATCCTTTGCCTGTGCTAATCTTTCAACCAATTCCTGTTGCATATCATTGTCAGCAGGTACATTGATGATGACCATTCTGAATTCTTCAGCTTCAATTCTTGGGTCAAAACTGATGAAGTCACACGATGTGGCACCTGTTGCGAGCATACATCCTTGCATCTGCCATATATACTTCTTATCAATTTCTTGATTGATTACATTCTTCAGATGATTGGCTGTGTTGTACGGACATTTTATTTCAATCAGCTTGTTGCTGTCCTTCACTTTGCCATCTGGTGAGCCACCCGAATAGTCTGAAATCTCGCAGAATCCAAGTTCTTCAACTTCACATCCTGTGCGCTTTTCATATTCTTGTCTGGCCACATCTTCAAATTCATTTCCATGGTCCAATGCTGCACCAAATATTTGAACACGTTCACCTGTCAGCTTCTGTGCTGCTACTTCCATCATGTAGCTGATGGCTGTGCCGCCAAATATTTCATCCTTCTTGCGGCCTTTGGTCATCAAATCACCAAACCTGGATGCTGTGAACTTGCCAAGTCTGGCAGCAAACCATTCTTCTGTCTGCTGTAGTTCTGTTTTTTCTTCAAATATGTCCATGATTACTTGGTCTTTTTAGGTGAAAAGTCATCAGATTCATCTTGTCCATATACGCTGTGCTGATAAAATCCCGAAAGTTTAAGGCAGATTCTGCTCAAAGAACGCTTTTCTGCCATAGCAACAGGATATTTTTGTCGTGTGTTATCTGGAGCCGATTCGCCATATGTTTCAATGGTGATGATTTCACCATCAGCACTTGTCATTTCGCCAATTGCCTTGATTACTACGTGCTTGCAGTCATCTGTCATGTGGACCATTTCATACTTCACACGGATGCCACGATGCTGCTGAATCCTTTCAATGCCTTGTCGTGTAATTATCACAAAACCTTGTGGCGATTTGAAAAAATGGTCTGCTGTTAGGCCATTTTCGTCTGCCAATCTTTTCATTGTTTCTCTTTCTGTAGTTTTCATGCTTACTTATTTTAATTGATTTCTGATTTAGTTTTCAAAGTCAACATTGCCACATCTGATGTGAAGCACATCCAATAGAATGGCAATGATTCTGATGGTGTGTGAACACCTTCGTGATGATTATAATCTGGATCCCAAATTGCCAACCATCTGCTGATGGCACCAAGCACATGGCGTTCAATGATGATTTGACTATCTGCATAAATGATGACATCATTCTTGGCCATCTGATTGATTGTGTCAATTCGTGTAATGATATCCAAAACAACCATCTTGGATTCATCAGACAGATATGTTGTGTCTGATTTGTAGCAATCTAATAGTGATGCGTTCTTCATTGTGCTAATGTTTCAAGGTGATTAAAACAAAGTTTTTCAATGTCATGACCTAATTGTTCCATCAAATTGGTGATGTCAAAATCGAACCAATTTACGCTGATGTTGTCAACTGATGCTGCACATCCAGGATATCCAGAGCCATCTGAATAATACAGTACTGTTGATTCTTCTGGTTGATAATCAAATGTGATTGTCACATCTGCTGATTCAATGGTTGTTTCAAATTCGTATTCCATTTTTCTTTTCTCTATATGGTTTATAATTGAATTACATCTTCAGAAAAAGCATCATCATCACCACAGGCATCACAAATGCCAATCAATGCAGCTTTTTCATATTCATCAGAATAGGCCAACACGGCCTGTGTTTCGCCACATTCGCAATGGCAATTAGCTTTCTTCTTGAATGGTTCGTAGCCGTTAATGTTCAGCAGTTCAATGGCTGCTGCTTCACTTTTCATACAATTGACAATCTTCATTTCTCTGTGTTTTAAAATGTTTCAACAAATATATGGAATAATGTTAATTACTTCCAAATAACTGCACAGGAAATTGCACACGTTTATGCTAACGTGCTGACAATCAACAAAATAATTTTAACAGTTAATTCACAGACAGCCACGTGTCATCATCGTCTGACTGATTTTTGACGATGTGCAGGTACATTTCTTCTGTGTTCACCAAGGTCCTATGGTATGCATCAATTTCACTTTGAATGTCCTTGTTCCTTTCGCTAACTTTCCAAACAAGGACAGCCAAAATGATGATGCAGAAAACAAGTATCAACAACAGAATCATTGAAATAATCAGCAAATTAACGATGGTCTGAATCACCGAACTTTGCCCTTAATGATTCGCAAATTATCAACTTCAAAGTCACCATTTTCATCCACACGAATCACAGCGAATCCATGGTTCCATTTGTTCACAGGCATATATCCTGGATGTAGTTCAGACAGGCACCCTGTGGACCAAG